CAGAAATTCCAAGAGCGGTTAGAGGTCACCAAAAAAGAACTGCCGGATTGGGACGAAATGATTGCGTCTAGTGATGTCTCGGTGTCACAACCGGTCACAGATGCGATTATTGAAAGTGATGTAGGGCCCCAGGTCCTGTATTACTTGGCCGAAAATCCTGATTTTGCTCGAGAACTGGCGGAGAAATCCATCACTTCTCAACTGCGTGCGATTGGGCGTTTGGAATCAAAATTTGAATCCAAACCTGTGGTTAAGGAACCTGTGGCGAAGAAATCGAATGCTCCGGCACCGATTACCCCGCTGAAATCCGGTGGAAACCCAGCCGATATTAGTCTGGACTCCAACCGTCAATTTCATGGCACTTTCTCGCAATGGAAAGCTGCGAGAGCCGCTGGGAAAATTAGGTGACGGGTAAACCCTAAAACTTGATTGGAGAAATAAAATGGCAAATAACTTGCTAACCATATCCATGATCACCAACGAGGCGTTGATGGTCCTGGAAAACGAACTAACCTTCACGGGTCGCGTTGACCGTAACTATGATGACCAGTTTGCGGTTGTCGGTGCCAAAATTGGTAACACCGTCAATGTCCGCCGTCCTGGCCGTTTCATTGGTACGACTGGCCCAGCCCTAAACGTGGAAGACTTTAACGAGACATCCACACCAGTTACCCTTTCAACCCAGTTCCATGTGGATACACAATTCACAACCCAGGACCTTTCCCTGTCTTTGGATATGTTCTCGGACCGCGTGTTGAAGCCAGCTATCGCTGCTATTGCCAACAAAATCGACTTTGATGGCACAACGATGGCCGTTGACAACACCGCCAACACGGTTGGCACGGCCGGTGTCGTTCCTTCTGACATCGCAACCTTCTTAACTGCCCAGGCTTATCTGGACGGCGAAGGCGCTCCCCGTGATGGCAAGCGTTCTTGCGTGGTTGATCCCTTTACCGGCGCCTCGATTGTTGGCTCCTTAAAAGGTCTGTTCAACCCCCAGGGAACAATTTCTGGCCAGTACGAAAAGGGAATGATGGGCCGCGACACCATCGGCATGAACTGGTATATGGACCAGAACATTGTGTCCCATACCTACGGTTCGTATTCGACCGCAACGATGTCCACCAACACGGCAACCTTTACCGGTTCGCTGACGACTGGCTGGGCTCAGACATCCACCATCACCATCTCGGCTGCAACTGCTAATGCCGTGTTGAATGCTGGTGACACGATCCAGATTGCTGGCGTGTTTGCAGTCAACCCACAGAACCGCCAGCCATACGGTGGCAATGTATTGCGTAACTTTGTGGTTACTTCTGCGGTCACGATTACTTCTGGTGGTTCAGCATCTGTGACGGTCTCACCGGCCATCATCACCGCTGGCCAATTCCAGAACGTATCCGTTCTGACAACTTCAGCTTCTGCGGTTGTCACTCCGTTCAATAAGACCGGTGTGGTTAGCCCGCAGAACTTGGTGTTCCACCGCAATGCGTTCACCCTGGCAACTGCCGACCTCGAATTGCCTGATGGCGTTCATTTTGCTGGCCGTGCAAGCGACAAGGACAACGGTCTCTCGATCCGTGTTGTTCGTCAATATACGATCAATAACGACTCGATCCCGACCCGTTTGGATGTTCTCTACGGTTGGGCTCCGCTCTATCCCGAACTCGCCTGCCGCGTTGCAGCTTAATTAGGAAAGGAACTTAATCATGGCAAATCCAGGACCAGCAAGTACCCAAACCTCCAACTACCTATTAAACGGTAGTGCAGCCGATGGTGTTTTACTCGGCATCGCTGGAGGTGAGGTTGGTTTTTACGGCGAGACCCCCGTGGTTCAAGCCGGTGCTATCACCCCGTTAGTATCGACAACGGCCTCCACGGCTGATGTTTGCGCTCGGGTAAATAGCATCATTACTGCATTGCAAAACATTGGCATCACCGCCTAAGATGTTTTGATGTATCAAGAAGGCCGCCCCCAAAAGGGGTGGCTTTTCTCATTTTTAGGAACCGCATGAAGCACATAATGTTGGCAATGCCCGCCTACACAGGCGTGGTTCACATGGGAACGATGCGCTCTTTAATGACGGATTGCATCAATCTAATTAAGCGCGGCGACCGGTTTACCCTGGTCGATGACATTGGAAATGCCCTGATTGCTGACTGCCGAGGCGTAATAACAACCAATTTCTACCATTCTGACTGCGATGAACTGGTGTTTATCGGCTCAGATGTGGCCTGGGAGGCCGGAGCCCTGTGCAGGCTTATTGACCATCCGGTGGACCTGGTGGCTGGTGCATACCCAGCACGGGCCGATCCAATCAAATTTAGCGTAGGCTGGATTGAGGAGCGAAAGTACCTAAAAGCCGACCCTGAAACGGGACTTTTAGAAGTGGATCGTGTCCCAACAGGATTTTTAAAAATTACCAAAAACTGCATTTCTAAGATGATTGAGGCCTATCCAGAAACCTTTCATCACGATGCGGCCGTTAACAACCAGTTTTACCCCCTTTTTGAATCGTTTATTGATATTGAAAAAAAGTGGAAGTACGGCGAGGATTTTTCATTTTGTAAACGGTGGAAAGAAATCGGTGGCCAGGTCTGGCTAGACCCAGAAATAAATATGGGCCATATCGGGAATAAAATCTTCGAAGGACATATTGGAAACTGGCTGAAAAGTAGGATAATTTCACAACCAACATCTGAGGTGACCAATGAACCAAATCAAAATTCTTAGCGCAACCTATGCCCTGGATCTTACGACTGCCGCGTCTTCGGCCCTGCAAATCGTCCCAAATACCCCGACCCGCGCCTACCGTGTAGCTCTGCTCAACACGGGAACAGGTAAGGCTGCGGTAACATTTGGCACAACTTCAAGCAATATGGATACCCCAGCAATTGCGGCAACCGGCGCATCTGGGTCATTTGTGCTGCCGGCCAACATGATCTATCCAATGATTATTGACTGTGGCGCACCGAATCTGTATTTAAAGGCTATCTCATCAGGCACTAACACCTTATACATTACGTTGGTGGCTACCGAATAAGGATTCACCATGTCGAATCAGACCGCTAAGACCATAACGACCAACATCGTTCCGGTTCAAGGGACGTTTGAGCCCCTTTACCCGTATGACATTATTTCGTTTATTGGGCCAGCAGGGTTGCCGTTTTACGCCCCGACTAACCCCAATTTGGACGGGGTAAACATAACGAACAGTACGATTAACAGTTCGACCATAGGGGCAACTACGCCATCCACAGGGGCTTTTACGACTGCAACTGCGGTCAATGCCCCGTCCGGTAATTTCGATCTCACCAACAAGCTCTATGTCGATTCCGCGATAGCTGGGATCTCATGGAAGCAGCCGGTCTTGGCGGCAACGACCACCAATATCACCCTGACAGGCGCTCAAATGATCGACACCGTCTCCGTGGTTGCTGGGGACAGGGTTTTAGTTAAGGATCAGTCAACGGCCTCTCAAAACGGTATTTATATCGTTGGAACACCTTGGGTGCGGTCTGATGACGCAAATACTTGGGATGAGCTGGTTTCAGCCCTAGTCTTTATTGAGGACGGCACCCTAAGTGGCACGGCGTGGTACTGCTACGTCATGCAGGGTGGAACACTTGGTGTCACCGCGGTTACCTGGTCAAACTTTTCAATTGCGGGTACTTATTTTGCCGGTACAGGGTTATCCCTAGCCGCGAACACTTTCAGCATTACCAACACCGGAGTGGCTGCCAATACCTACGGTTCAGCGTCAGCGGTTCCGGTCTTTGCGGTTAACGCTCAAGGCCAACTAACAAGCGTAACAAATACGAACATAGCAATTGCGGGGTCTGCAATAACGTCTGGAACGATTGATTCTGGCAGACTTTCAGGGTCATACACCGGAATCACCGAGGTAGGAACCCTTACGGGTCTGACGGTCAGCGCAACGATCACAGGGTCGATTTCTGGCAACGCCGCAACCGCTACCAACGCGACCAACGCGGTGACGGCCACAAACCTAGCTGGCGGGGCCACAGGAAGCGTTCCGTACCAATCTGGGGCTGGGGCAACAACCTTTGTTGGAATCGGCTCCACGGGTCAGGTTTTGACCGTTGCGGGCGGTGTCCCAACGTGGGCAGCGCCGGCAGCTTCTGGTGACGTAACCGGCCCAGCATCTTCTACGGATAACGCTATTGCAAGGTTTGATTCAACGACCGGCAAAGTTATCCAGAACTCAACGATTACCCTGTCTGATCCTGGTGCGCTGCAAAACGTCAACGAGATCAACTTTGACACTACTCCCGCGTCGGTCGTTGGCGGGGCTGGTTCTTTGGCTTGGAATAGTAGCGAGGGAACGCTCGACCTAGTAATGAAGGGTGGCAATGTCACTCAGCACATTGGCGAGGAGTTTTTCTACACCGCTAGAAATGCAACCGTATCGACCATCAACAAGGGTACGCCGGTATATGCAAGTGGCGTGACCGCTGGCTCTAACCGCATTGAAATCACACCAATGATTGCAAACGGGTCGATTGACGAACTGCGCTACATTGGGATTACGGGGGAGAACATCTCAACCGGAACCAATGGATTGGTGACCGAGGTTGGATATATCCGCAACATTGACACGACCGGAACTCCTTATGGGCAGACTTGGGCTGCGGGAGACATCATTTATGTCAGCTCAACAACTGCTGGCTATTTGTCAAATGTTCAGCCTACTGCGCCAAATCTCAAAATTGTGGCTGCAATTGTTATCAATGTGGACAACAACTTTGGCGTTTTGCTAGTGCGCCCAACCCCGTATCCGCAGATCAATGACTTGTCCAATGTGAACATTTCTACGGTCACGGGTGGAGACTTGCTGGTGTATGACGGCACAGACTCTCGCTGGGAAAATGTGGCTCAGTCAACCATTACGGCTGGTTCTGCAACTAACCTAGCTGGCGGTGCGACAGGGTCTTTGCCGTATCAGTCAGGGGCTGGTGCTACCACGTTCCTTGCGGCTGGCACAGACGGTCAGGTTCTAAAACTAGCCTCTGGGGTTCCTACTTGGTCAAGCGATGCCTCCGGGGTGACGATTGCGGATGACACTACGACCGCAACACCTTTGTACCCAATCTTTACTTCAGCAACCACGGGTAACGCGACCACGGTCAATGTGGCCTCAACCAAGCTGAAATTTACCCCGTCAACGGGAACGATGGAAAGCATCGTCCTAAAGCTTAACGGAACGAGTTCCGGGTATGTAGGACTTCAGGGTGCGGCGGCTGCGGGATCAACGACTTACACGCTACCCAGCTCAGACGGTACGACCGGTCAGGTCTTGCAAACGGACGGCTCTGCAAACCTTTCGTGGGTAACTTCAACGTCAAATTCAATAATTGTAGAAAATGCTCAGACTATTTCTTCTAATTATGTTTTGTCGGCGGGAACAAATGGTCAAAGTATTGGGCCAGTTACAATTTCAACGGGCGCTTCTGTAACGGTTGGCGCAAATCAAAAATGGGTTATATGGGGGATTTAATATGAGCAACTTAAAATTTCAAGGCAATGCAAGCGGAGCGGGTACAACTACCGTTCAAAGCGCAAATACAGGATCTTCAACCACATTTACGCTACCGGGAACTGACGGAACTAACGGACAGGCTCTTGTAACAGACGGGTCTGGCGCTCTTAGTTTTGCTTCAGTAGGCAATGTTTCAACCTCTGCAAACAATGCCTTTACCGGAGCAAATACTTTTTACAATGCCACAGGCCAAAATTTTGGAACTGGAACATCAACTGAAGATGGATTTGTAATTACAGGAAGGGCTGGAGGAAGTTCCTCATATCGAGTAACTTTAACGCCCGGAACTCTTTCCGCAAGCAGAACGGTTACATTTTTTGATCCGGGTGCTAATTACACGGTTGGATATAGAAATATACCGGCAGTAGGAACCAAAACAGGTTCATACACCCTTGCTACATCGGATATTGGAGAATATGTTCAAGTAGGATCTGGCGGTTCAATAACAATTCCAGACGCTACTTTTGCGGAAGGTGACGTAATATCACTTTTCAATAACACATCTGGAAATATCACGATTACTTGTTCGATCACTACGGCGTACATTGCTGGCACAGACTCAGACAAAGCATCAATGACCTTGGCAACCCGTGGAGTGGCAACCGTATTGTTTATTTCTGGCACGGTATGCGTTGTAACAGGAAACGTGAGTTAATTTATGAGTGGAATAATGCTCTCGCTTCTAGGTGCTAAAGCAGGGGTAACGTACATTACTGCAACGGGCGGAACAGTAACGACAGATGGAAATTTTAAGGTTCACACGTTTACCGGTAACGGAACCTTCCAAATTACTTCTGTTGGGTCTGGAAGTTTGGCATCTAATTCTGTTGAATACTTGGTAGTGGCTGGAGGCGGTGGTGGTTCAAATGGTGGTGGCGGTGCTGGTGGTTTGGTTTATAGAGCAACTTCATCTTATTCTTCCCCTGCGTCATATTCGGTAGCAGTTGGCGGCGGTGGAGCGGCAAACTCTGGCAGCGCAAAAGGCGGAACTGGCGGAGATTCTTCCGTTGATGGAATGACTGCATTTGGTGGTGGTGGCGCTGGACAATATGGAAATTTTGGTAATGCTGGAGGATCTTCTGGTGGCGCGGGTCGTGACGTAAATAGCAGTTCTACCGTTGCGCCAACCCAAACTAGCAATGGTGGTGGTACAGGTTATGGAGGCTCTGGTGCTGGTGCATTTAACGGAGGAGCAGGTGGCGGTGGTGGTGCTGGCGCAAACGGAGGGTTAGCAGGTGGTTCAGTTGGCGGCTCTGGTGGAAATGGTCGTCAGTATTCTATTTCTGGTTCATCGACATACTATGCCGGTGGTGGAGGTGGTGGAACTGCTTATGGAAATCCGGGACGAAGCACCGCTGGTTTAGGTGGCGGCGGTTATGGCGGAAATACAAATGAAGTAGGGCAGTCTGCAACCGCAAATACAGGCGGTGGCGGTGGTGGTCGTGGTGTCGATACGCAACAAGGTGGGGCCGGTGGCTCTGGAATTGTTATAGCTAGATATAGGTTCCAATAATATGAGCGGTATTCACTTAATGCTTGTTGGCGCAAAACAACCCGTGTCTTTTATTACGGCAACGGGTGGAACTATTACAACTTCTGGAAACTACAAAATTCATACCTTTACCGGAAGCGGAACTTTTACGGTTTCCGCGGTTGGGTCTGGTTCGGTTGATAGCGATAAAGTTGAATATGTGGTTGTTGCTGGTGGCGGCTCTGGTGGAAATGGTACTGGAGGCGGTGGCGGTGGTGGCGCTGGTGGATATAGATCATCGGTCGTTGGAGAGAATTCTGGTGGCGGATCATCTGCGGAATCACGATTAACTGTAACGGCAACTTCCTATACAGTAACTATTGGAGGAGGCGGCGCATCTTCAAGTGCAAATGGTTCAAATTCAGTTTTTGGATCA